TTTTCTGTTAATTGTTTATCAGCTAATTCATGCACGGTTTGAATGGCATCTATTGATCCCCCATCTGCTACCTGCATAGGTATAGATAGAGCAATCCCAATAACGATGGCTACCCGCTGCGCTCTCCGCGTTAGCGGCGCTGCGTGAGCCCCTTGAAGGGCTCTAGCCGATAGAGTACCAAACGCTGGAAGGACATTTGCATAAGTGCAGGTCAGACCGCGTGTCGCATTACTTAGAATCCGTCGAATAGAAGCCATTGCCTTTAAAATGAACCGATACACTCGAGTACACCTTTCTCATGAGTTCATTACAGAAGGGACATTCAATCCCATCCTGAACCTTTGATATGGATAGTTCTTTCTCTATGCGGGCGTCTGCCTCACATAAATCGTTATCGCATTGAAACTCGTATATAGGCACTAGCGCACTCGACCAATCTTTGATCTAACTAGCGCCGATGTTGCATCATGCCCCATGCCTACCAACACGCATTGCATGAATATCTGCTTGGATGACCCATCGGGACGTTGGAACTTGAGGTTAGGCGGCAATATGCACAACGTATGCGCGTCATTCCATACACGCCCGAACCAATTGGATTTACTGAATGGGACTAGCGCAATGCCGTTGCCGTGTGCCATGAATTTGTCGATAAATGGCGTGGGCTTGCTGTAGGGCGGGTTCATCCACACGAACCCATCCCAATCCTGTGTCAGTGCATCATCCTCGATTGAGTAGAAGCGTTTAGCTGGGACTAGACCTGTGCCACCCACTGGTGAGCAGACATCTATATCGAACTCAACGCCTAGTGAATCAAATACCCACTTGGGCGTGTACCAATCGTCTGCCATTTTTATCCTTTACATAGTGCGCAGGTTTTGCATGGGCAGTTAATGAACTTCCATGATCCACATTGTTGACATCTTTCAGGTTCAAGTTTAGCAGAATCGGTCTGAAATTCACCATATCCCGCCTTTAGCAATAGATCAACCAAGTCAGAGAATCGCATAAACGCAAGATACGAACCCGCATCTTCTCCTTGTCCGTTCATGCGACACACCACAATAGGCAGCTCATCGGGAACTGCCGCCCGTTTCTCGACCTGTTTGATCCATGCTAGGGGTGAGAACGTAGAGCGAGCCTTTATCTCAATGTCGAACGGGACATTATGCACGTCCTTGCCCGCACCCCTGCCGACGCTTGCGCTTCTCCACCAAGTCTGTAGATAGGAGATGACTACGCGCTCAGTACGAAAGCCTCGGTGTTTTCTACTCTGGGTCATAGATTAGGTTATGCCCGTCCAGCAGAATTTACAATCTTGCATTTATCGCAAGTCCACTCATTCTTCAAGAAGCGTTCTCTGATCTGCGTCCAACTAGGCACTGCGTTACACATTTGACAAATGAACTTGTAACCAAGTTCTTCCAACTGTGCCGCGTTAGCTCGCAGGTTCGCCTCTTCTTCTTCGTTAGGGAATCGCTCCCATTCGTTGTCTTGATTTAGGAATTCGATGTGTCCCATTATTCCTCCCATAATTCTGGACAGTACAACCAACATCTAAAGCAATAAGGTCTTGTTAGATCGTGACCTTTCCAAGAACAGATCAACCACCGTTTCAATAGACTAATCATTAGTTAGCCCTCGGCTTCCATGTGCCATCATCTGCAATCGAGTACCAAACAGGATCACAATAGTTAGTTGTACCGTGCGGTGGGTTGCACTTCCACATCCCCCACGTTTTGCCAGCCTTGCTCACGCCAGTTTTCCATACACGAAGCCCATGACTGCATGACTCCTCGGGCGCAGTGCCACCAAGAATCGATTTCACCGTCTCGACAGCTGACTCCATAGTCTGAGGTGCTGGTGCTTCCCAAGTTGTCCATGGATCATCTGCCTTTGCTACTGGTACGTATTGTTGCGATGTGTCTGCCATCTTTGCCTTGACCTGTTTAACCTGATCAACCACGGCAGCCTTGGCTACGACTTTGCTCATCTCTTCACGGCTTGCGCGCTTGCCCTTGGTTGCATAACCCGCATTGGCTAAACTGCGCCCAAGGCTGGAAGTCTCGCAGTTCTCGAGCGCCGATGTTGCGTTGACGCCACGACCTTGCACGGTCTCTTCAGCTAATCCCGTAGCCCATGGCTGCACATCAGCCGCATCACGGTAAATCGCACTCCACACGATGTATTGCGTAGGTGTGTTAACAATCAGCTTTGTCTCGACTCGTCCTTCGGGGTGGTCTTTCCAGAACTTAGTCAGTCTCTCTTCAACAGTCTCGTAATCATCTAGGTTAAACATATAGTTCGTTCTCCTCTGTGTGCAGTTGAGCGGCTAGGCTCGTGTATGCCACGAGGTCGATGTAAGTGTCTGTCTTTGCAGTTTCCATGCTTCTTGCGATTTTGACCAGTGCCATACACATTGCCACCTGATAATCGTGGATCGGCATTTCAAGGTATGCGCTCCAAAGTGAGGCGGTTCGTGACATATTGTCCGAAGGGTGACCGTAGTCAACTCCTCGGTCTTGGATAGTAGCTCGCGCTTCGTTGAGGTAGTCACGGGCGTTCATCGACCAACCTGCTCGAGTGCGCGCTGTGCCCTGCGATAGTCAATTCGCCCCGCAATCTTGCCGTGTTCGTGTCCTTGGGAGTAACCCAATAAGAATCCAACAATGCCGCCGAGGGCGAGTGATGCGATGATGATGTAATCGTGGTTCATTATCGCCACGATTCAGTTGCGTAGGTAGAAGTAATTATCCATTGATCCATGACGGAATCGTATAGCACTACGAAATCTTCCTGCATACCTTTAAGCAAAGCCTTAGCCAATATGACGTCCGAATAACGCTCGAACCAATAAGCGACCTTGTGGGTGTAGTCAACAACGCCATCTGTGAATCGACCGTCTTGCGCTTCCCAGTCTGATCCGTGAAATAACATTGAAGTTTCAACTAGGCGGTCGAAGTCTTGCTCGACCTCAGTCATTGTACTAAACATCTTTGAGCCCTTCTGTAGTCGGTGTTTCCGCTACAAGAGGAACTTTACGCTAATCGAGCTAAACAACAACCCATTTTAGATAACGAAACGATAACAATGTTATCCACATCCTCATCCCCAAAGTCGGGTCTAGCGAACCCTTCCATAGACCTTGCCTTGGACTATAAATGTGCCGTTCTTTTCAATGTTAATTATGTCAACCTGCACGTTTTTACCGTGCACGTACATGATGCAGAATGACTGCTGCCAGTTCATAACCCCGTGGGTATAGTGCGCCTTACGGGTATCCATCAGGTGTCCAGCCTCTACTCCCTGCAGGATACGCCCTACGCGCCCCCCTGAAGCCTCTGTAAACGATGATCTACCGCTTCTGTGAGTATGACCCGAGATTACGTTCTTCCCCCGCCTACGCGCCCCCTCAAGGGCTGAAAGACCCCCCTGTGGTTTGATGGGTGTGTGGTCTCCGTGGACGGCTACCCAGTTAGGCGCAATGTTCATCTCGTCCTTGTGGAAGGTAATACCTAGTTCATCAAACTTTAAGAATCGTTCAAAGCGCAGCTCGGGCAATGAACCAAGGGCTGGGATTTTGCTACTGATTTGGTTATACAAGCGATCCGTGTGGTTTGATCTGATGCAATCAGAAACGCCCAGTTCCCATAGGATGTCCACGGTTAGGTTGCGGTTGTCGTCTAGGGTCTGGGCGAACCAATCGGCTTTACCCTCGCTCCAACGGCCAAGCTCGGTCATATCCATTTCGTCACCAAGGGTAACTGTCTGGTCTGCCTTAAAGGTCTTGCTAAATCTAATGATGTTGGACACCACATGTGAGTCGTGCAGGGGAATTTGAAGATCGGGTATAACCAATATCTTCTTCATTGTCTAATCCTCGTCGTCGTCCTCGTAGGGTAGGTTGTCTATACGATTAGGCAGATTAGGTATGAGCCAATCCGGAAACGCATCACGATCACCGAGTATCCAAAAAGCGTGGGTCTCTGAGAAACCTGCGCGTCTAAGACTTTTGTACCATTCGTTGTATGCGATTGCGACAGCATCGAGAGCTGAGTAAGTATCCAGGTCTATGGTTGGTCGTTTCCTTGCCATGAGATAAGTGTTACTTACCTAACAACTCAATGATGGTATCGACACGCGCTTCTAAACGATTGACCTGATCCTTAATAGACCCACCACCGTTAGGCTTTAGCTCGCTTAGGTAATGCTTAATCATGAATTGGACATAAGCTGCAACGCCGCCAAGAACCGTAATGATAGCGACGGCAATCGCCGCAAAGTCCTGCGCTGTCACTTCTTAGGTGTTGCGTATCCGAATACGCCTGCGACTAGGGAACCAAGGATTGAGCGGTAGTCCAGCGAAAAGTTTGAGGTTGTACCCCAGACTGCCAGAAAAGCGCCAAGGCTCATAAGGTAAGGATTCTTCATGTTCATGCTGTGCCTCCTAGTAGTGGGATGTTAGAAAAGAACGAGCCATCTGTATCGCCCTTTTTAGTAAAACTGACATGGCAATGCTTAATATGAGGATTGATTCCTTTATAAGTTCTCCAGCGCCATAGGGATTTTGCAGAGGCAATCTTCTTGTCGAAGATGACGTAAGCAATTCGCTTATCGCTTCTTGCTGCGAGACGAATTTGGTCTGCAAGATAAGGCATGAGGTCCGGCTCTTTTGATCCAGATAGATTCCTTGACAAATCGATTGCCCGAACGATTCCGCTATTAGGGTCTGGTATATGATCAGATGTACCAGCCTTAACGTGTCTTGCATCTGCGACCCAGCCGTCACTGGCTCTAGATCTACTCGGAAATTCATCATCGACTTGAAGCCTGAGCTGTTGCCCTGCTTTGCATAACTTAGGTGTCACGCTAGTAGGAGCTTCGCTTCGTCTGCTGTTATCCCGAGCTTCTTAAGAAGTGCAGCCTTGGCAGTTGCATCGGCTTCTGCCTTAGCATCTTCTTCTGCCTTCTTCTCAGCTGCTAACTCTGCCTGATAAGCAAGTTCAGCAACCTCTGCATCTGTGAGCTCAATAATTTCTTCGATGCCTGTAGAGCAGTCGATGACAATACGGGTAGGGTTATTAGGCATTTTTTACTCCATATAGGTAGGCGGTTGAGTATTGTGAAATTAGGTCTGCGGTTGTCGAGGTAAGTCCGATAGAAGTAATAGCTGCGGTGTTAGACCATAGACCAGCGGCGGGGAACTCTCCTCCTGCTGACGAATTATTCTCTGTTGCAGACTCTATTGAAAGTGACTTGTTTTGAGAAGAGGCGTAGTTAGGTAGATATAAACTAGCGTTACCAAAAGTGTTAGAGGTAGAAGTATTGCCGTTTACATAAGCGAATAGATAAGTGTTGGAATAAGAGCTTGTTCCACCGTTAAAACCTTCGAGGGTTCTTTGGGTGTAAGAAGAAGAAGAACCATTAAACTTGACAACCAACTGGTCAGGATTTCCTCCGCGGTTAGTGCGGATAGATAGTAAAACCACTAGATCCTTATAAGTACTAGGGATACTCGTAAAGTCAATAGAAGAAGCCCCACCAGAGCCCACGACCGTGCTGGAAATAAGTTCAAAGGTGTTTGCCATTATGCCGCCTGAATTCCGTATGCCGTAATTGATGAACCCGATGCAAGTTGCCCGCCGCCGTCACAATAAAAATACAGGCTAGTAATTGCGGTAGTGGACTGCATTAAGCCCACAGTTGTTCCGACAAAGTTGTCTGTATTATTAAAGCGCGCCAGCATAGTTTTATAGGTTGTTGAATTTCCATAGTTTAAAAAATCCAAAGTGACTGTATTAAAGTTAGAAGTTGATACCGACCCGTTGAATAAGTAAAGACCAGTACCGCCCAAGTCACCTGTGGTTAGCCTTGTGCTAGATGCAGTAGTGCCGTTGCCTCTTAAGTTTGTCACTGAATAAATACTAGAACCATTACTGTTTGGCTTAATTGCAAATCCACCTGCGGTAATTTTAAGATTAAGAACAATTCTTAAATCTGTATAACCGCCAAGGCTTGAAAGTGTAACGCTGCTTTGATTGCTTCCCAAAGTAGTAGTTGCAATCGGGGTATAAGTTGAACCTGCTGCCATGATTTACCCCTTAATCCCGTAAAGCGCGAATGATGAGTATTGCTGGAAGTTTGTGCCAGACTCATTTTTTATTGTCAAAGATGTGATTGCAGAAGTAGAACGCCAAAGACCAGAAGCAAAATCAACTTCACCTGCCCCATTATTATCTACGCCCGACAATCCTCTGAAAGTCTTGTTTTTATTTGTGTCCAGATAATCTAATACGTCGATAATCTGCGAGCCAAAGGTATTTGCTGGAGCGGTAGCACCTGCGCAACCGATACCAATCTGCATCTGCGGCATGGCAGAAGGAACATAAACGCCAGCAGAAGAGCCGTTGCCGTAGAGAATATGAGAATTGTAATTGTTGGCAGTATCGCCATTGACTTGAAGCCAGATTCCATCTCTGTCCACGCCGCTTCTAGCCGACCTCGCAATAGCACGAATTTGCAAATGCTTATATGTGGAAGGTATTGAACTGAAAGTGATGCTCGATGAACCACCTGCGCCCACTACCGTCGTGCTGATGGACTCATAAGAGTTCGTAGCCGCCGCTACGCGCGAGCTAAAGAGTACTGCTGTAATTGCGCCAATCATTAGGCAATACCACCTGCGACATACCAAGTATCGGTTGCAGTCTTAATGCAAACCGCTGTCTTGTATTGAGCCAATGTTGGAGAAGCTGCAACCGCACCTGCCGAAAGGACTGTAGTTGTGCCAGAGGTCACTGCGCTGATTGTGACCGCTCCTGCGCCCTTATTAAGAATAGTAATGGCTGTGCCTACTGGGAACGCCACAGAGGCGTTTGTAGGAATCTTGAAGGCTACTGCTGTCGCCTTGTTCATAGGAACTAGGACTTGGTACTGATCCGCTAGAACTGCGGTGTAGTCCGCTGTCTGGTCTGAGCCGACTGTGAAGGCGGTTAGCGAGTTATAGATTGCCGCTGTTAATACGTCGCCTGTGGTGACTGGAAAGGTTGCCATGTTGCTCCTAGTAGCTCAATGTAGATGTGCCGATTATACCAAATGTCGTGCTACCAATGATGAAAGCATCAAGAATCGGCTCTAAAGTCGTAATTGATACAGTCATCTTATTGGGTGTTATATCCCATGCAAAGCCTTGCGCTTGCAGGGTTTTCACAATCGTTGAACCTTCTTGGGTCACGTTTGTAATCTGTAGGTTGTCGAAGTAGTCCAAGCCAATCATTGTGTCGGTTGGCACTGCTGGGTCTAGCAAGTCCACAGTCATCTCGTCAATGCGGATTGTGGTCTCTTTGCGAGTATTGACATAGTTGCCAGCAATGCCAGCAACAATCTCGTCAGTCTCAGCAATGAGGTTTTCCTGAGTCAAGCCATGAGGGAAGTACTTGTCGATAGAAGTCTGGCTATACACGTTCTGCGCTGTACCGCCTACGCGGTTGAACTTCACGTCGTTGATAATGAGCTTGTCATCGA